GCTGCCATCAACAACGCTACCCAAGGCTGGGCTTGTTGGATCAGCCAGCAAAGCTACCGCTCCATGTTTCGGTAGTGTAAGTCGTCTTCCGGTCTGAAGTAACCACTTCGCAAGACGAATCGGCTTAAACGTTTCTTGGGTGTAAGAGTCGTAGGCCCACTCAAACTTGCCAGAGTAATCGCTTAGACCTAAGCGCTTGCGAATTTCGCATACGAGCTGAAAGCAGTCTGTGTAGCCACTGCCATCAGCAAAAGACGCACCCCACTGATACTGCAGACCAATAAGGTCATTCATCGCAATGACAAGGAGGAGTCAAGCGGCAAAATGCCAACGTTTTCCTCGTTTAATCGCTGGGCTGGGAAGTTAGACGCAACAGCATCAACTGCAGTGTTAAAGCGTAATTCAACAGTGCTTTCACTGAAGCTTGCGCCAATACCTACGTAAATCTCTTGAGAAATCAAAGCTCCAACCTGCTCACTTTCGGTTATAAAATTAGTTGTAAGTGTAAGCTGACTTTTTCTGTTACCGTCTCCCTTTTCCACAAGGCGAATTGCATATTTAGTTGCAGGGAATAACACTTTAATTTGAGAGTTGTCACCGCCCAGCGTTGACACACTGCCGTCTACCTGGAAAGGCGCAAAATCTGGAAGATTGACGAAATAGTTTTGATAACTATGGCTATTGCCCTTCGCATCAACTAATGCAAATGCCTGCATTATGCGAATAACACTGCTCATGCTTCAATTTCTCCAAGAAGCTTTACAGTTACAGTGCTTATATCCCTATATACCGCTCTAACTTCAGGTGGGCTGGCGTATCTCCACTTGACGTTACTTGGTGCTTGGATGTGCCCTCTAACTGAAGCCCCCATGCCTGCAAATGTTTTGTTCGTTAAAGTAAAACTTTTAAAAGTTCCATTGACTGATTCGTAATGATTTAAAATTTCAAGAGTAGTTCCAGAGTCAGCTTTCAGCTCCACAACATCTGAAATATTTTCAAACGTAAGGTCCAGCGTATAGCCAGTCTTCTTGTTGCCATAAGCGCGTCTAAACACAGCACCAGATAAAGATGTATATGTAGTGCTTGGAATGTCACCCATCCTGAATCGACGGGATGTTGGCTTCATATCAGGGAAACTGGCTGTAGCCATTAGCTAATACCTACTCTGGATCGAGTGCGTGGGCTGTTCTGCATCTTATCTAACGTCATGCTCATGCCTCTTTTTGCACCATCATTGGTTGCTTGACGACGAGTGGCAACCATTGCTTGCTCAAGCTGCTCACGGCTTACAAACTCTGTTCCGCCAATGTTAGTCGTCTCAAAGGTGAAATTCATCTGTGGTGCCCCTGCTCCGGCAGGAGAGTTGCCCATCATGCGCCGCATATCTTCATTACGCATGATGCCACCATTTGAACCAGGGACAAACATCTCAGGTCCACGCTCTCCAACCATATAAGGACGACCAGCTTCTACTGGGCCACCACCTGCTCTTGGAAAGGCTGTTGCAAAAGAACCTGCATCAAAACTGCTTGCAGCTCCTGAATAAGATTCGATTGCAGTCAAGCTTCCAGGATTAATAGCTTTGCCACCACCACCACCACCACCAAGTAGACCAGCAAATGCTTTTGCGATACCGATAGCGATGTAGGTGGCAATCATCTTTGCACCCTCTTGCGCCAAAATTTGACCAACACTTTTTAAGAAATCAGCGAATACTTCCTTTGCTGTCTTGGTGCCTTCTATCAACCCCATGATGCCGCTTGTCAACGCATTACCAACTGCGTTGCCGATGCCTTGCGAGATATTTACTGCAACTGTGTGTAGATCATTTAAGCTGTCCTTGGCACTCTTGATAAATTTATCGATAGGCGTTTGATTTAATACCTTTTTAAATAAATTCATCTGTTCTTCTATTTGAGAATCTGTGATGCCTCCTTTATCAGGGTCACGTAATTCCTCAAGGCGTTGACGCTCTCTTGCAATTTCGAGCTGGTTGAATTCTTCTTGTGTAATCAGGCCGAGTTCTAGCTTGCGCTTTGCAAGAGAATCCTCAAGCTGACGATTTAACGACTGGGATGCATTCATTCTTTCTATCAACTTTTCAGCCATTGCCTTGCCAGACTCTTTAATACGCTCTTCAAGAGCAGCTAATTGTTCAGTCTCTCTGTTGTTAATTTTTGCAAGCTCAACTCTTTGCTTTTGCGTTGGTAACTGTTGTGCAGCCTTTCTTGCCAAATTTGCCTCAAGCTTGATCTGCTCTCTAACTCCAATGATTGCGTCTTTGTCTAAGTTTATTCTTGCTATTTTTGCGTCAGCAACTGCTTTAGTTATATCTTTTACGCCAGCGCCACCAGCTCCACCTGGGGGTGTAGTTAAGCCTCCATCACCTTGACCTGACTTAAACTCACCAAACTTGAAAGGCTCGAACTCAAATATTTTTTCCAGCTCTTTCCTTCTTGCTTCAAAATCAATTACGTCTCCAGCTTCTTCTCGGAGCTTTCTTCCTGCAAATAAAGCACTTTGCTGTTCTACTCCATACGCTTCTTGAACATTACCTGTGAAGTCTGGATGCAACCTTTGAGTATTTGGAATCTCAAAGCCGCCAAAACTCAAATTTGGAGTAACGTTTTGAGCAGCGCTTTCAGCTCTATTTAAGGCTTGCTCTGCATTGAAGCCTCCAGCCATAAGATCACGCTCTCTCATCACTGCTCCATGTATTGCATTAACCCCTCGCCCAAACATATCAACTACAAACTTAAGCGGCGGAGCCAAAGTATTAACGATGTCTCTTCCTAAGCCCGCAAATACTTCTTTAATTTTTTCTGCTTGAATAATAAAATCAACCACCATATTTCTAATTGCTGTTTTGTTGTCATTAACAAAATCAATTATCTTCTTGAACAGATCCTGGAATCCTGCGCCTACTCTTTGGAAGAAACCACCGTAATTTTCTACTGCCTCGTCGAGTGCCAGCTTTAAACGTGCGCCAGCTTTTTCTGGGGAATCTCCAATCAGTTTTGCAACTTTGTCGTAGTCAAATAGTTGCTTTTCCGAGAAATCTACAAAATCACCGATTGAAACTTCTCCTGCCTTAAGAGCAGCAGCAAGTTCAGGTAGCGTTCGTCCTGTTGCCTCGGCAAACTTGGCTACGGCACCGGGCATGCGCTCGCCGAGTTGTCCTGAAAGCTCTTCTGCACTCAGCTTACCCTTACTTAGCACCTGAACTGTTGCCCTTACAATTGCATTTATGTCCTCCTGACTTTTACCAAAAGCAACACCAGAAGAGACAAGTCCTCTATAAATAGTTTCTGTTTCTTCTAGACTCAAATTGTTAGCTCTAGCGGCAACTGCAATCTGCGCGAACCCACCAATTGTCTCTTTAAGGCCAAGCGCATAATCATTACTTATTTCCCTGCTGATCGCTAGTAGCTTGTTGTATTCTTCCTGTCCGTCAGCGGCCAATGCAAGCGTTTGCTTGGAAAGATTTAGCTGAGTTGTGTATTCTGCCAGCGCTCCTAGCTGTTTTCTGATTTGATTTACTTGTGCTCCAATTCCACCACCAACAACAGCACCAAGAGGGCCTCCTAGGGCAAAGCCAGCAGCAGAACCAATCAGCCCTTCAACACCACCAAATATTCCAGCACTAGCGATAGCACCAGCCCCTTGAGCAATCTGCGCACCTCCCATTCGAGGTTTGCGATCTAGCTTCCTCAAGCGCCTATCTAACTTTTCTATTTCCCTAGTGACCTCTCTGAAGTCTTTGCTGAGTGGGTCCAGAACGTTGCGTAGCCCTACAAAAGATGCTCTTTGGTTCTGGAGGCTGGAAATATTGCCATTCCCAGCTCTTGCAGCCATATTGATATCTGCCGCAACTTTCCTGTAACTATTGCCCATCATCTCAACATCTCTTGCCATAGCAGCAGCGGAGATTTGACCAATTGATTGATACAAATCACTTGGCCTCTGCACAGGCATGACAGGTGCAGCCATGTGCGCACCTAATGCAGCATTGAACTCAGCGTTTGTGGCAGTTTGACCTGCGATTAAACGCTGCTTACGACCCCTAGATCTCTCAGCTAGCTCTTCTGCCCGACGTTGTTGAGCTGTTACTCCTTTAATAGCCTCAACACGTTGCTTGCCTATATCTGTAAGCTGCTTTTCAATGGCAAGAACTTCCCTTTGCGTATCTCTGTATTCATTACTTGTGAAATCTAAGTTCTGAAGATTTTCCTTTAGCTCTGATATTCTTAACGACAATGCCGCTGTTGTATTTGGTAGCTCTCTGTTGACTACAATTTGACCAACTCTTGGATCAATTACCCCTGTTGCTGCTGTTTGAGCCCTGCCTATAACAGCTTGACGTGCTTGAGCCCTAGAAAAAGCTTGACTCCTTTCCTGGATTTGGCGAAGAAGATTTAAATACTTATCGCTAGTTACCGATAAATCCCCAAGATCTTGATTTAACTTTCCAATTTGCCCAGCAAATGCGTCTGGCTTCCTGGCTGGAATTTGACTCGTGACTTGATTTAATGTTTTAAATTTTGCTGTCGTTTTGTCTATCTGAAGATCTGCTGCTGCGAGCTTTTTCTCGTAAGCTACAACATCTTTAGTTAGCCTGTTAAATGCATCGCCGCCTAAGTTCGCCTGTGTTCGTAACTTTTTTAATGCATCAACTTGTCCAGCAATGACCTCTCTGCTTCTTTTTCCCTCACTGCCAAATTTCTTAATACCTTTCGCAAGCTGCTCTAACTGCTTATCACTTGCATTAGAAGCGTTTGAAAGCCCACGCAGCGAGCTTTTTAGTTGCTTGACACCCTCAATACCCTCAACCTCTAGCTGAACAAGAAGTTCGCCAACAGTCTTAGCCATTTTCCTTCTTGTGCAATTCGCTTAGCGCTGCAGACTCCATGATTTGAAGACCCTCCAGCACCTCACGGCGGTTCTCCACATCATAAAGGTCAAAAAGCCCCCCGGAAACCAGGAGCACCTCATATTTCAACCCAACGTATCCAGCCATACTGACAGTCCACTGGGTTTGCATGCGCATGAACATCATGACTGTCTCCCAGTTTTCCTCCCAAACCTCAAAATCTTCTTTCTTCTTTTTTGTGCGATTAGGCAGGCTTAATCCAAAGGCAGCAGCATCGTCATAAGTTTTGTCTTCAACGACTTTCCCCCCTGACACCCAATAAATAGCCGCCTCTCTTAGTTTCCCGACTCTGCCTCTGCATATGTTTTGGTGTAAGCAGCTAAAACTGCTTTCAACCAATCAATATCGTCTGCAAAATCTACAAGTTCAGAAAGACTAAATTTAACTTCCTTTCCAGCTTCGTCTGTGACACCTTCCCAACCGACCATAACCTTCTTAAGCAATTCAACGCCCTGCTCGTCGTCTAGTTTTTTCAACTCAGACATTTTGACTCGCTTGAATACTGCAGTGAACTCTGAAGTTTCAAACTCACCAGGCTTGCTATCACTGGGTTCTTTTACTTCAACAGGCCATTTGAAGGTTTTTACTTTCTTGCGAACAAAAGCCATTACATAGCGGCATAAGCTGGCTCAGCATACACAAAAAAAAGGAGCCCGCAAAGGCTCCTTTTCCTGTGTCAGAACTGGTTCAGGTGTAGATCAGGTCAAATTCAGTAGCGGTTGCTGACGTAGGCACACAAGTGTATGGAATTTCTAGCATTGCGATGCCGTCTGAATCTCCGTACGAAACATCGCCAATGTCCACTTTGCTAGAAGTGAACTGAACAATGTTTCCTGCAGCAGTGCCGTGAGTGAACTGCAAGTTGCCAAGCGCTGCAGCATCATTAACTGCTGATGCAAAATAATCTTTTGAAGCCATTAACACTGCCTCAATTGACACTGATCCTGTCGCTTCACGGTTTGTGATCAAAACCTCCCTGGTTGCACCGATCAACTCTCGATAAACAATCTCGTTTCCAAGCTCAAACGAGAAATCCTGCAAGCTGCCTGCGAAAGAGAGCAGCTGGAAACTTGTGGTGTTTCCGTTCTTAAAGAGCAGAGGGTCAGCTTGGTTTGAATAGGTCGGACTCGGCAATGCCGTGTCATCAGGAGCGTTGTAGATGCCAGTGAAAGAAAAGTCCAGAGTTGGGATTTCTCCAACTGAAGCGGTGATCGCAACAGTGCCTCTACAGCCAGTCATCTTGTGACGTACACCATCAATGTTGTAGTGAATGGTGACTGATTCAAACCCCGAACTAACAGGGTCATAGGTGACTGAAGTGCCAGCAGCAATGGTTTCTGCCAAGCCACAAGCCTTCAATGCCTTGCCGTACTGAGGGGCTGTACCTGCAGTGCCTGAGCCAGCAAGCTCAACACTAAAAGTGCATTCCACTCTCGTATTAGCTAGCAGCTGAGCTGATGCGCCTAAGTAAGGACGAATCAAGTCGCGACTAACAACATCACTGCTCTGTGGCGTGATGCTCAGGTCACTTACTAGAACTGCGTCCGTTCCTGTTGGAGTCGGATCTGTTCCGTAACTTGACTCCGTCTCTATCAGAATCAGGCGTTTGCGGAGTAGCAGTGCCATCGGTTGCTTCCTTAGATGGTTGTGGGGGTTGCGTCCGCGAAATCAAAGTGCGTACGCCTGTTTCAGGATCGAGGAGGTAGGTTCCACCTTGACCACTGTGTTCGTCCATCATGCTAAGTCGAAGAGGTTGTTAGGTTTACCGTAGCTCAGG